GGACTCCTACTCGAGGATAGCCCTGAGCAATATCGGGCTATTCAAGCTGTCAGACAGATCTGTCGTCTGTACAGCAAGATACAGCTGGAGTGCTCACCCAAACGGGTGGACAAAGCATACCAGTTGTACCTTGAGTGTGAGCAGGACGTACGCCAGTCTGATCGCAGGTTACTCTCCCCGCCGGAAAAACACCGGCTCGAGAGGTACCAGCGGATCGGCCGTCTCCTTTGGGCCGACTTCTTCTCGAAGGTAGATTCTCGAATCTACCAAGAGGGAGTCGTGCCAAAGCACGGTCCTGGCGCCACGGCTGATAAGCTTCGCGGTAACGCGAAGTATGATCAGCTGACGTGGACTCGACGTCTGCAGGAGGTCTTCCCATTCTGGGAGAACATCCTTCCAAACGACGGTCCGCATGCTCTCGAGCGTGCGGACAGAGTTACGATCCTCGAACCTCGGGACGAGATACCTGTAAGGGTTATCGACGTCCCGAAGACGCTGAAGACACCACGCCTCATCGCCATTGAACCCACCTGTATGCAGTACATGCAACAGGGGATTCTCGCGGTGATGGTGGAGGAGAAAGCGGGCTTTACCAACCCGAGAAATCTCCTCGATTGGGAATCGCAAGAGCCAAACCAACGGCTCGCGCGAGAGGGCTCCACCTTTGGAGCTCTCGCCACACTGGATCTCAGTGAGGCTTCTGATCGGGTCTCCAATCAGCATGTTCGGATCCTCCTAGCAAACCACCGTGAGCTTCGGCGAGCGGTGGATGCGACTCGGAGCCGGAAGGCTGATGTGCGAGGCAAGACAATTCGTCTTGCCAAGTTCGCGTCCATGGGTTCTGCTCTCACCTTTCCGTTCGAATCGATTGTCTTTATGACGATCGTGTTCTGCGGGATTGAGCGAGAGCTAGGCCGTCCACTAACCCGGGTGGATGTTTCTGACCACTTCGGGCAGGTGCGCACCTTCGGGGACGATATCATTGTCCCTGTGAGGTACGTGGATGCTGTGATGGAGGAACTCGAAGCTTTTGGGCTTAGAGTGAACCGCAACAAATCCTACTGGACTGGAAAGTTCAGGGAGAGTTGCGGGACCGACTGGTATGGTGGAGTGGATGTTACCACTTGCCGTGCCAGCCGTCCTCTGCCTCGCAGCAGACGGGACGTTGCTGAACTGATTGCCGCGTCGGAGCTCCGCCATGCGTTTTACATGCGTGGTGGCTATCCGAGAACGGTGCAGTTTCTCGATGAGTGGATGGAGAAGATCATTCCCTATCCATTCGTCGAAGAGACTTCAGTTCTCCTTGGTCGTCTGGGCGAAGAGGAATTCCCTCGCCAGGAATTCCGTCCAGACCCTCATCTGCAGTACCCCTTGGTATGGGGCTGCAAGGTGAGTTCTAGGTCACCAGCTTCACCGCTGGATGACCTGGGGGCCATGATGAAGTTCCACCTCAAGAGGTCTACAGACCCCTTTGAGGATCGGGAACACCTTCAACGTGCCGGGCGTCCCCAGTCCGCTCGCATCAAGGCTGGGTGGCACCGCCCCTGGTGACAAAATCACCAGATAGTGCGGTGCCATGGGCTCCTCGGATGTAATCCGGGGAGTGCTGTAGCGTAAGCGCAGCATGTGGT